CCGTTATCCTGGCTGGACTTAGCGGGATTTTGTCAGATATTCCAAAGGGCGGATGGAAAAACAGTGGGTTTGGAAGGGGCCTCTTCTACAACGTTTCTTGGAGAGTTCTGGACGCTCAATACTTCGGAGTTCCCCAGAGACGCCGTCGTGTCTTCATTGTCGCAAGTCTTGGCTCCGGTTGCTCCGCCGAAATACTTTTTGAGCCCGAAAGCGTGCGCGGGCATCCTGCGCCGCGCCGAAAAGCGGAAGAAGAAGCTCCCCGCGTTGCTGGGACACTGTCTGCGAACCGTGGCGGGATGGAGCGCCCAGCCGGAAACGCCAACGAGCTCGATTTCTGCGTTCCTGTTGCTGGAACCCTCGGAGGCGGATCAGGAAAGCGTGGATGGTCCAACGACCTCGACCGTTCAGGGGCTTTTATTCCCGTAGCGTTTGGCGGAAACAATACATCCGGGCCAATTGACGTTGCCACTGCTTTGAACGCGCACGGAGGAACCGGGCGGATGGATTTCGAGAGCGAGACCTTTCTCACGGAGCACTATGGTGTGCGCCGCCTCATGCCCCTGGAGTGTGAAAGATTGCAGGGCTTTCCCGATGGCTGGACACAGCGCGGAGGCTGGGGGCCCTTCTCATGGGAACAGTCAGACGGAACCCGTTACCGTCAGCTTGGTAACGCTGTCTGTGTAAACGTGGCCGAATGGTTAGGCCATCGAATTTCAACGTATTTGAGGTGATTTTATGGGTATCGAGTATTTTCTGACAGAGATTATGAACGAGGCTGGCAAAGGCAAACAGAACGCCCCGACCGGGGACCTGGCCAGGTACTACGCGATTTTATTGACCGACATCGAGAAGGCTTACGCCTTTTACATGCTGTATCTCTACCCGCACGAGGCGGACATTCCCCCCGCGGAGGAAATCGGATGAAGCGCGGCAGCCTGTACACCTGGGATTTGACCACCGGGAAAATCGACCCATACATTCCAGCGCTGGAAACCTGGGAGGATTATCTGGATGATGTTCTTTCGGATGTCGAGGATTGGCTCCACGAAGGGCTCAATGTTACCGAAGCTCTGAGCGCCGTCGAGGAGGTGCTCCGCCAGAAACACCACGACTACGGCGAAGATAACCTTCACGCCTTCGGCGAGCTCGGGATCTTGGTCCGCGCCTCGGATAAGGTCGCACGGCTCAAGAACCTGCTCGACATGGAAGCTTCGGGAACTGACGTTCCCGCAGTCTCCGACGAGAGCCGCGCAGATACGTGGCGCGACCTCGCCGGGTACGCGATCCAGGCTCTCATCATGATGAAGTGTAGTAAAGAACAGGAGCCAGTCAACTATTACGAAATTCGCAAAAATCGGTTAGAGCGCGGCTACTGCCCCGACTGCGGTGAAGGCGTTTTGCTCCGCAAGTCCGCCTTTGATAATACCCTCCGGTGCTCCGCTCACTGCGGTTTTGAATACTCCAACGTGTATGTCATGCAGGATTACAACTCGGTCGCTTCGATGATCGACATCATTGCCCGCTCGGAAGCCATAGAGGAACAGAAATGAACAAAAAGATCATGTTTTTCACGGCCCCCTGGTGTCAGGGATGCAAGACCCTCAAACCTTTCACCGAGAAGGTGAAGGATCAGGTTGAGGTTGAATACATCGACGTGGAGCAGCAGCCCCAGGCAGCCGAGGAATACGGCATTACCAACCTGCCAACCCTCTATTTCGTTCACGACGGCGAGCTTGTCCACCACTATACGGGCGCGAGCGAGCGGATCATCAAAGAAATCCAGCGCTTCGCCGAGGGCTAAATGAGAGATAACCTGAAGCGCTTTTACAACGCCAAACCCGGCGCGGAAGATCGCCAGCGCCTCGCGACCCTCCTGGGAGCCATCGAGAAGACTGATCAGGCCGGGGCGTATGATCTCCGCAACAAATTGATCTATTCAGCCTTCGCAATGGCCTCCGCAATTGGATATGAGGTTGGCATTGGCTACGACCCGCAGGAAATGGTTGATTGGCCGGTTATCTTCATCGAACTCCCCACTGGACAAGTATCCTGGCACGTCCCAGCCCACACGATCAAGTGGGACGGTCATACTGACGAGGAGAAATATATCCGTGTACACGATTACAGTGAAGCAGTTCTCAAGCGGCCTTCCAAGCAAGATTAAAATCGGCCCGGTCGTCTATCAGGTGGTCATGGCAACAGAGCCGACCGCGCCCGGAAAAGAAGAAGGCGAAACCGTTCCGGTCTATGGGATGGTCAATTTCAAAAAAGCTGAGATCACTATCGATGAAGACCTTACCCCGGCTATGCAGTGGCAGTGTTTTTGGCATGAAGTCCTGCATGTGATGTTTGAGCAGGCGGGCCTCCAAAACGACTGCGAGGGCGAGATTGATGCGATGGCTTACAAGCTCCTGGAAATCCTGATAGATAACGGCTGGCTGGCCGATGTGTCAGATATAGAACTTCCAGCGCAGGAAACTACCGCGTTTACGTCCGTGTGGCCGTATCCATTCACGCTGGAGAAGAAAAGCAGATGAGCCCGCGGCGCTACGAGGTCACGCTGCTGGATTATGTCTTCCGCTTCGCCGCGGCCCTCTCACATCAGCTATTGGAGGATGAGAGGCGCTACAAGGACGAGTGGCGAAAACTGCCGAAAGCGGGGCAGGAAGACCGCATTTATCAGCGTTTTGAGCAGTATTGGATCGAGTTTTCTCGCGATGGGCTCCCGATCCCCTGGCTGAAAGTCGCCGGACTTGCCATGATCGCGTGGGTGCGCGACAACCACCCCGAGGCTTTGGTCGAATAATGGCAATCCTCACTGACGCCGACCGTGAACTTCTCCCCCTGGCCCTGCGCCAGCGGGGAGGGTTCCACGTCGCCACCAAATGGTATTTGAACGGCTGGGAACCGCTCTGGTATCAATACCTTTTCCACCAGACGACCCAGCCGTTCACGGACGTTGTCCCAAACGTGACCTTTATCGCCGGCATTGCTACGGGCAAAACCACCGCCGTCGCTGCTTCGTACATGATCGACTGCATCACAACCCCCCATTTCCGGGCTCTCAATACCAGTGTCACCGCGAAACAGGCAGAACTCCCCTTTGAAATGGTGCAGGGCTGGATTGAAGCCAACCCGCGCCTTGAGCACCTGGTTGACAATATCAACCTCCGCCCCTACCCGACCATCACCTTTAAGAACCGGAGCGAATGGATTTTCAGAACGGCGGGGCAAGATGCTCGCTTTATCCGCGGTATGGAGTTCGACCGGATCAACTATGACGAGGCGGGCCTGGATGCAACGGGCGAGGCCGTCAAGGTTCTGCGCGGTCGCTTGCGCGGTAATCGGCCAGATGGCCGGACCCGCCTGATCCGCCTGGATGTCACCACCTCGCCGACGAGCTCGCCGTGGCTGGAAGAGCGTTTCAACCGTGGATGGAAGGATAGTTCCGAGTTCGACCCGGCCTCTTACCTCTCGCTCCGCATCTCAACGTATATGAATACCAAACTAACACCTCAGATGATCCACCTGATGGAAGCCGAGTATTCAGACGATATGATTGATGTCGAGCTCAAGGGCATGTTTCCCGATTATGGGCTCTCTTTGTTCCCACGCACCCATGTAGCAGCCTGCACCGATCAGAGCCTTAACGACGCCGCGGAGCTTGCGCTGCGGCCCGAGACAGGCCGGGTAAAGGCTGGCTACGTGGTTGAGGAACACCCGCGCTACGGCATCACCAAATTCGAGCTCCCGGCTGACCCCGATCACCTGTACATCATGGCCGGGGACCCGGGAACCGACAGCCCGCCGCGCCGCAATGCGCCCTGCGTGGCAGTGATGGACATCACCGAAAAGCCTAACAAGATCGTGTACTTCGATTGGGTAGATGGCAGAGGCTCCTACAACCCGTTCCTCTTCTCCTACAAGTACGCGCTTGCCAAGTACCATCCGGTCCTGCGCGGCATGGACACCACCGGAACGCAGAAAGCGATTGATGAAATCGCCTTCGAGAACGTGGGGATCAGCGTGGACGGCCTGAACTTCAACCGGGATAAAGAGGCCATGCTGAACAGCCTCTCTCAGGCTGTGACCAACCATGAAATGCGCTGGCCGGTCATCAAGGGCATCCAGCGCCAGATGCAGAGCTATTCCCGAGAAAACGATAAGAAGATCCCCCAGGACATCGTGATGACGCTCGCCCAGCTTGCTTTTCTGGAGCGTCACGCGCCCGAGATCGAGCCTTCGCTGGGGAAACCCGCCAAAGGCAACATATACAACAGAAATCAGCGGACAACCGCTGTTCCAAGGAGACGTGCATGAGCAAGTTATTCGAGGCTTTCCAGCGCTGGAAGTTGCGGAACAGCAGTTCCGTATCGCGCACAATGCCCAATCCCGACACCCAGATCAAGGTGATCCCTACAGGTTACAACCCAATCCCCGACTGCCGGCGATGCGTTCACCTGGCAAAAAACGAGATGAAGCTCGACGAGTACGAGATCCATTATGGGACCTGCAATATCACTGGGCAGTCGATCAGCAATATGGGCTATCCCTGGCAGTGTAACGACTTCTACACTGCCAATCGGGATGACTGATGAAGGCACACCTTATCGACTGTACTTACTGTGTTCACCGCTGGGTTACTCCCGGGGACAAGAAGCGCAACATCCGCGAGACCGAGCGCTGTCGCATAACCCACTCGCCGATCCCGGCCCCCTCGGAGCCCGGTCGGTTCTGTGAGAATTTCAAGCAGGTCGGGCACGACTGCGTCTCTTGTTTCTCGTAATTTACTGGTATTTCTATAGTAAGTTATGCTTGACAGAACAGGACAAACATGGTAAAATTGGGATTAGTGAGTTACCCTGAATGGGAGCTGCTGGAAGCAATCCGAGAGCTCAAATTCGGGGAGATGTACGGGGTAGAGATGGATCTCACCCAAGATCAATGGATGGATTATAAGCTCACCCCCGCGATCACTGATTTTCTGCTGTACCTGCGTTCTGGCATCCCCTATATCGACGTTCTAACAGTCCATAATGGACAGCCAGTAATAGCAGAGACGGATCTGAAGATCGACAAATTCAAATGTAGGCGACGGGTCAAGTTCCCGACCGGATAACCGGAGGGCTGAACTGAAGAAGTTCAGCCCTCTTTTTTTATTTCCAGCGCTAGAAGGTGTCATGTTCCAGTTCCCCGAATGGTCCGACCTCGGCAAAACTTCGCAAATCTCCCGCGGCATGTGGGAAGAGATGCAAGCGCGTATTCAGGAATACCGCACTTACTATAACGGCGAGGTTTTTCAGGAGAAAGTACCAACCGAGGAGCCTACCTCTGACGCCCCGCTGATGTACCCTGCTGGACTGAACATCATCAAGATGATCATCCAGGCCCAGGCGGACGCGGTTTTCGGGGAGTACGAGGATGACATTATCACCTTCGAGCCCGCCCCGGACAGCATCACTGATCCGGCTTCCCTCGAAGCCGCCAGGCTGCTTCAGGCGATTGCACGGAACTCCAATCTCAACGCAAAGCTCTGGGAAGCGGCGCTTGACCGCGAGCTCTACGGCGGCGCGGCCTTCAAGGTTCAGCCGTGGCTCCGCAAGAATGATTTGATCCGCTGGACGAAAATCCCGTTAGAGGGCTTTTACCCGGTCTGGGACCCGGAAGACGAAGACAATTTACTGGAAGTGTTTCTAGCGCTGGAAATGACCAAAGAACAGGCGAAGGCCCGCTATGGCTACGATGGGGACAAAGAGCGGGTTCTCAGGGTCGAACACTGGACCCAAGCCTTTTATACCAATCATCTTGACGGAAAAGAAATCTCAGGCTACTCCGGCCAAAACCCCTGGGGCTTCGTTCCTTTTGAATATATGCCTCGCATCCGCACGGATAACTGGTGGGGTGATCCCCTGACCTTAGATTTGATCCAGCCGCAGAACGAGCTCAACGCCCGAATTGCCGACATCGGCGAAGCGATCAACTACAACGCCCATCCGACGCGATGGGGCATCAATCTCCCGCGCTCGTTCAAAGTAGACAACTTCCCTCTCGGTCCCAATGCCTTCTGGGACCTGGGCCGTTCCATCGGCTCTATGCCAGAACCAAAAGTCGGGGTGCTGGAGGTTGCCAATCCGGTTCCCGCGGAAGTCTTTACCTTTGTGAACTTCCTCTATGACTGGACCCGCGTCTCATCCTTCCTCCCGCCCATCGCTTTCGGCCAGGACAACGGTGGCGGTCAGCGCTCGGGCGATACCCTGGAAATCCGCATGTGGTCAATGGTCAAGGCTATTCACCGCTCCCGGGCTTACATGACTTCAGGATTGCGGCGCTTGGCCTGGAAGACCGCGCAGATCCTGCGTCAGAAGCGGATCAGCTACGTTTCCATCCGGGCAGTCGCTCGCCTGGAAGAGGGGCTGATCGTTCCGCGCTATGGCTCCGTCCTGCCGCGTGACCACCAATCCACGGTGGACGAAGTTGTCAAGCTGATGACCACAACCCCACCGACAATCTCCCTGGAAACCGCCGAGAAGATCCTCGGTCGGGGCCCGGGCGAGGTCGAGAAGATCAAGCAGATGCTTGAAACGACCGAGTTTTACAAGAATGCCATGACCCAGGCCGCGATGGAGATGAAGCAGAAGGCCGCGGGCGAGAACCAACCCCAACCCGGTAAAAAAGGAGCCAGCGATGGCAAAGACAAAGAAAAAGCCAGCAAAGAATAACCTGACCGACAAAAAGAAAATGCCGATGGATAAGAAGAAGATGCCTATGAAAAAATCGGCAGGCGGTTGCTAGTGAAAATCGCATTTCCGACCGACGAGCATTTCCCCTACCAGGACGATCAGGCCCGCGAAGTCGCCATGATGCTTGTTCAAGACTTCCAGCCCGATATGGTAGTGGTTGGCTCAGACGGCATGGACTTCTACGATATTTCCACGTTTGATAAAGACCCTGGCCGGATCAAAGTCAATCTTCAGAGAGAAATTGATTTATGGAAAGAGGGCTTGAAAGAGTGGAAGATGGCAGCGCCGCAGGCGGAGTTTCGTTACATTCCCGGCAACCACGAGGATCGGCTCCGCAAATGGCTCTGGCGTAACCCGGAGATTGCCGATCTGGATGCCCTTCAGCTTGAGAACCTGCTCGACCTGAACGGGCTGGGGATCAAGTTCGAGCCGAAGGATTACCGCCATGCCGAGATCGAGCTCTTTGGAAAACTGGTCATCCGTCACGGGAAGCGCCGCAACGGGCTTTCTGAGCTCTCTTCCGAGCACTTCTCAATCTCAACCTGCACAGGCCACACGCACCGCGGATCGACCGTGTACGCGACCACCCGGCAGGGAATGGTCACGGCGCAAGAGTGCTTTTGCCTGTGCCGGCTGGACCCGTCTTATATCAGTCATCCCAACTGGCAGCAGGGGATCGTCCTGATCGAAGTAGACGAGAACAATCTCAGTATTGACCCGGTCGTCATCAACAACTTCCAGCGCTGGAAAGTGGCGCATTGGCGCGGAGAGGAATATCGAGCATGAAACGAGCCTTTTGGATCTGGAACATCAAGAACACCGAGAACGGCGATCCCCTGGCGATTGCCGCCGCTGCTCACCGCGCCGGGTTATCGGACGTGTTTGTGAAGGTCGCTGACGGCGGCTACAAGTTCAATGTCGTTAACGGCGTTGACCTGGTCCCCAACACGGTTCAGGCGCTCCGGGCGGTCGGTGTGCGCGTGTGGGGCTGGCAGTATTGCTATGGCATGTACCCAGAGGCCGAGGAGAAAGTCGCTACCCAGCGTATTCAAGAGCTCAAGCTGGACGGCTACATTGTGGACGCCGAAACCGAGTTCAAGAAACCAGGCTTCGATAAGAAGGCCGAGACATACCTCTCGCTTCTCAAACAGCACAACCCGGGTGTTCAAATCGCCTTCTCGTCCTTCCGCTGGCCGAGCTATCACCCGGAATTTCCGTGGGCTGTCTTCTACAAATACTGCGACATCAACATGCCCCAGAACTATTGGCTCCAGGCGCACAACGCTAAAGAGCAGACCGAACGGACCTTCTCCGAGTTCGAGAAGATGGGCAAGCTCCCCATCGTTCCCGCGGGCCCTGCCTGGAAAGAAAACGGCTGGCGTCCGACCCCACAGGAACAAAAAGACTTCGAGACAGTGGCCGCGAACCATAAGGCTTCCCTTGTCTCCTATTGGGATTGGGAGCAATGCCGCCGTGACCTGCCTGAACTTTGGCCCGCGGACGTGGTTACTCCTCCCGTTACCCCTCCGACCCCTCCGCCGCCTCCCCCGCCCGCTACTGATGACGGACGGCTAGAGCGGCTTGAACTAAAAATCGGCGATCTGGAGAAGGCCCTGGCTGGGCTTACCCAGGTGATCTCCGAACTCAAATCAATCTTGAAGTGAGGAATAAGCGATGACAGAAACGATGGAAACCCCTGTTGAGCAGGTCTCAACAACCCCTCAACAGCAAGGCGGAAATCTCGGGACACAGTCCCAAGTGGATTGGAAAGCTCGTTATGACGGGCTTGTCCGCAAAGTTGAAGAACTGACCCTGACCAACCGCACTCTGAACGACCAACTTGGGACGAAGACCTCCGAACTGGAGCAGCTTCGCTCACAACTGGTAGTGAAGGATGCAGAGAAGTCGGCCAGCGTCAGCCAACGTGACCAACTGCTACAGTCCATCACGCAAGAAAAGACTGCGCTTGAAGGCGAGCTCGCGGATTTACGCGGTCTCAAGCTCAAAGTCGAAGCCATTCAGGAACTTGGTCGCCCGGAACTTCTCCGCGTGGCCCATCGCATTCCTGGCATGACCGACAAAGAAGCCTTGAAGGTTGTCCTGCAAGACTTCGCGGGGCTTGTAGACGAACAAGTTTCGGCCCGGGAGAAACAACTCCTGGCTGGCGTGACCCCCGCTGTTTCCAGCGCCGGAAACGTCAAGGCCGCTGATCCGAGTTCGGAACAAGATTGGGAGCGGCTGATCAATGCGAAGCCGCTGGGCTCGCGGGAGCGCCAACAAGCGTTCGATCAGTATTACGTGTGGCTGGAACAGAAACATCGGCAAGCGTAGCTTGCCGCAATCATAAGGAACTAAGCCATGCCTCAGTATGAAAGTGGTGCATATTTCAGTTCGACTATGCCTCAGTGGCAGCGGACGTACTACGAAGGTTTGCTGCTGGACACGATCCGTACCAAGTCGATCATGGTCCCCTACTGCGTGACGAAGGAAGACTTCGCCGCGAAGCAGACCGGGATCATGAACTACACGGAAGTCTACGACACCGAACCCAACTGGAACCCGTTGTCGGAGAGCAATATCTGGCTGACCGGGACTGCCCTGGACAGCCGCTCGGTCCAGCTGCAGCTCGAAATCCACGGTGACATGCTGAAGTTCTCAGACTATCAGGAGATCACCAATTACATCAACGCCGGCGACATCCGCGGCCTCGTGCGCGAAAAGATGGGCCAGAACCTGGTTGACAATCTGGACATCCTCGCCCGCAACGCCTTCCTCCAACACCCGTACCCGGTGTACGCTGGCGGGACGCGCACAAGCCGCGCCACGATTGCGGCGACCGACTACTTCCTGCCCGATTACGCCGAGCTCGCTCGCACCCATCTGGAAGAGAAGGACATCCCAGGTCTGAACCCCGTCTCTGACGAGGACATCCAGACCATCATGTGCGTGACCACGCCCCGCGTGATCCATGACATCCGCACCAACGCCGCTGGCAACTGGCTGGCGGTTGAGCAGTACGCGGGTAACGCCAAGAAGTTCTCAGGCGAAGTTGGCATGTGGAACGGCGTCCGCTTCGTTCGCTCGAACCGCATGGTCCTCCGCAATCACGGCGCGAAGATCGGCCAGTGTGTGCTCGTCGCGAACACCGTTGTCGGCCAAGGCGCGGCTGCTTCCGTAGATACGGTCTACGCTCCCGGCCAGAACACTTCGACCCGCACCATCTCGGTTCAGACCTTGACCGGGACGGCCTTCGCGGTCGGTGACATCGTCACCATTCACGCCGCGGGCCTCGGCGCTGTACCTCTGGAAACCGATGGTACGCAGGAAACCCGCCGCATCGTCTCTATCAGTGGCGCGGGCCCCTACACCGTCGCGCTGGACA